ATAACAATAAAGAAGCCCCATACCCATAACCGCTAGGGACAACAACTACAAAGCATAACAACTTAAATACTAAGGCTGTCTCAAGAGTACACCATACCAAACAGAATACACCCTACCAAACAGAGTACCCCCTCAAAACACCAGATCTTCCCTTACCCCCATTATAGTGCTCATTTGCGTTTTTTGCAACCCCGCGAACTGCACTTTTAATTTTTTTAAAAAAAAATTTAGAGTACTTAGCTCTATAGTTACTCAACAGAAAACTTCTACCCATACTGCATTTTTTTAAAAAACTCAAATTAAAAAATAATTTAACACCTGAAGGGTGCACCGCACTTAGCCCACCGCCCGATAACCAACTTTTTGTATCGAGTTTAATAAAAGACCCCCCAGAAACTCCTACTTTTTTTTTTAAAATAACGACAGAATTTACCTCAACACCCCTTTCATTTCTACTTATTTTAATTTTTGAATTTATAAGAGCCCCTGAACGCAACCCCCTTAAAAGTAGAACTGAATATATATTTACACCCGAAATTATAAGCTTCTGTAACCTAGAAATTATAAAAAACTTTAAAAATATTTTTTTTTTATGGAAAAGAAAACTATTCCTGACTACGTTTTTTTTTTTTAAAAATATTTTCCATTTCAGCTAATGATTCCGCAATTTTTTTTTTAAATTCATCATTATTAATTGCCTCAAATAACTGCGCACTGTCACCAAATGTATCTTTTGTATTAACATCGGCAACTACTGTAAATAAAATTAATTTTAAATAATTCCAAATTGTTGATTTTGTTTCCTCGCTAATATCACTATTCCATAAATCTACAAAATTAATCTCTGGTAATAAAAAAACTTCTGCTTCATTATTAAAAAGCTCATTATTTTCATATAAAATATAAAAAAAATATTGTGGAAAAGTAGATTTACAATACCTATAAATACTATTAATTAGATTATTAATTGTATTAACATTATAATTATCAGAAGTATCCTTTATTATACAATTTAATTCTTTAATTGGATTATTAGTTTTCTCTATGATATCAGGAAATGTTATTAACAAATCTTCAGCAAAATCACAAATTACTTTAGTAAATTCCTCATTTTTTTCATTATTAGTTTCATCCATATTACTAATTATGTTAATTAGTTGTTTATATTTAAATAATAAATTATTATTATTTATTATTTTATTATTTTATTATTTTATTATTTTATTATTTATTATTAATAAATTATTATTAACTATATATAAATGAGTATTGATTTTTGGTTAAAAGATCCAACTATATTATTTAAAGAAAATATTATGGAACTATGGCCGAAATCTTCAATGAGATATGAAGAAAAATTAAACGCAATCACTCGGTTAATTATAGTATTAATAATTATTGGACTAATAATTACACAAAACTTAAATATATTAATGTTAGGCATAATTACATTAATTATAATTATATTATTATATTATAACAATCGTAAAAAAGAAAATTTTACAAATATAGAAGAATCTAGTATAGAAAAATATTATAAAGCAAATAAACATACATTTCAACAGCCAAAAAATAATAATCCATTAATGAATATAGTCCTTCCACAGATACGTTATGAACCAAATAGAAAACCAGCAGCTCCGGCTTTTTTACCAGAAGTAAGTGAAACCATAGATAATTGTGTTAAAGAGTTTGTTTCAAAACCATTTAAAGACCCTAGTATAAAAGATAAATTATTTTCAAACTTAGGAGACGAGTTTAACTTTAATAGATCAATGATTCAATATAATACTATGCCAAATACACTTGTTCCAAGCGACCAAAAAGGATTTCTAGAATATTTATATGGAACAATGATTTCAGGAAAAGAAGGCAATCAACTTGCTTTATATAGAAATAATTCTGGTGCTTATAATTATACAAATCCATAATATTTAAAAATTATATTTAAAAATTATATTTAAAAATTATATTTAAAAATTATATTTAAAAATTATATTTAAAAATTATATTTAAAAATTATATTTAAAAATTATATTTAAAAATTATATTTAAAAATTATAATAATATATATAATAATTATATAATGAATTTTTCAACACCAATAGATAAATTATTTGATAGTACATCAAGAATTGGTAATGATGTATGTGATTTAACAAATAGAAATAAAGTAAATATTTCTTCAGCAAATTATATGTTAGAAAATTATGCTTCTACAAATCCAATATCAGAGGCTTTTAAAATTGCACTTAATAATCCAAATATAATTTTAAAAGGAAGCACAAATGGGGGGTTTAATAGCAATAATGTAGATGAAAATAATGTATTAACATTTGGACAAGGAACAAACCTTAGAGAAAAAGAATTAATTCAACAAAGAATATTTAATACACTTCCATATTTAGGAAAAGGAGAGGTAAATATTCCTTTAGAAAATACCTTAAGAAGTGGTTTATATAATTATTACTCTAAAAGCACAGATTCAATCTCTGAAGTAACAAATTTTAATTTAACTTATATTCCATTAATTCCATCACTTAAAACAGAATTAACAAATCCAGCAAACTTTATTGAGAACTCAGCAAGTGATGGCTGGGTTAGAGGAGGTGTCCCTTCTAGATTATTAGCGAGAGAAGAAGTAAACTAATTAAGATTTAATATTAAAATTTAATAATATAAATATTACTTGTTAATATATTTATATTATTAAATGGTTTCATATGTTACAGATTTTGTCTGTACTTATCATCTTATGGATGACCCTGATGATGCTGATGATTCTGATAAATTATTTAAATTACAATTTTTACAAGCATTCAATTATGATATAACTAATTCATCGCAATCATTAGAAGAGTATTTTAATACAATTGCTTTAACTACGACTAAATTATATGATTTATATAAAACAAATGAATTAATTAAAAAATTAATTGCGAAAGTTAGAACATCTAATTCTAATTATAACAATGAAAACGATGACTTTATAATTTTTCAATTATGCTTTAGTTATTCTTATTTTTATATTACACATAAAATTTTGTGTTTAATTATTAATACTAATAATACTAATAATACTAATAATAATTATCAAGAATTATTAAAAATAATTAATAGAATAAAATAATTAATAGAATAAAATAATAAATGGATACTTGTGTTGTTTGTTTAGAACCAGAAGAATCAAACAAGTTAATTGAGTTAAAACATTGTGGAACTTATTATGTTCATAATACATGCCATAAAAAATGGACTATGAAAAATGAAACATGTATTATATGCAGACAAACAGTCACACCTGCTTTAAATATATATATACATTTAAATACCTATTATTTTATACTATTTAAAATCTATTATATTATTGCAATTATTTGCTGTTTTTCAATAACTATATATATCTTTGTCACATGTGATTTTAAAGCTCCATATTGTAAACTATTTTAATTATTTTTATTATTTTTATTATTTTTATTATTTTTATTATTTTTATTAATTATCATTTTAATATATACTAATAATATAATGTTTTGCGAATATATTCAAGGTATTAGTCCTTCATTATGTAAAAATACAGGAGGCACACGGGATAAAAATAGCGCAGCAAATTATTGTTTAGAGCAACAAGCAATTAATAAAATAATGAATCATAAATTATATGATAATGGGCCAAATGGCGATGCCTATAATCCAGCATTTCCGCGATATATAAACCCAAGTAAAATGCCAGCCAATTTATTCTCATTTAATGCTGTAGATATTGAATCAGCATTATTAAATATTGGTTCAAACAATTTAGTTGAACCAAGAAAAGAGTTTTTACCATTATTTAAAAGTAATTTAGAAGAAATTAAATTTTTTGAAAATACACGGCTTATTAAAGAAAATATGTTTATTCCATTAAAGAATCAACGACCAACTATTTTTTAATTTTTGTTTTAAATTAAGAATATAGAATATATTATATATTATATATAAATGGCATTTTCAAGGGATGACGAAGCAAATATTAAATGTAAATTACTTTCAAGTAGTAATACTCTAAATTATATGTTAAATGTTCCTGGTAATGGGTTAAATCCCAATTTTTTTATAGATCCACAAATTAGATTACAAAAGTTTGGTGGAAATATTGGAAATCATATAATTGATATTAATAGTAATTTATTAGGTATTAATAAAGAAATAACAAAATATGATTTTGTTCTAAATTCAAGAGACCCATATATTAAAACAACCTATGTTAAAAATGATTATCCAATAATTAACTTTGCAATAACAGATCAATCAAGAGCAGTTTTACCTGCATGGCAATTAAAAGATTTAGAAAGAATAAATTGGGCTTATCCATTAGAAGACCCTCAGGCAAATATTCAAAAACAATTTATTAATAATATTGATACACGACAACATAGTAAAGATAGTTTTACTAATAATTATTAAGCATAACATTAAGCATAAATAGTTATATATTAATATTAATTAAGTATTAATGTATAATATAAAATATTTATAAAAATATTATAGTTTATATATAATGGCGGCACTAGCACTACCTATTTTAGCACTTGGAGGTATATATATATATTGTAATTCAAATAAAAAAAAAGAAGAAGCATATACAAATTTGAATAAATTAAATACTTTAACAAATACTAATGTCCCTGATATAAACTATCCAACCGAAAGTGTAACTATTAGTTCTAAAAATGAAAATTCTATAAGACAATACAATGGTCAAGGTCAAACCACTGATGTATTTTTTAATAACTCAAATAACTCAAATAACTCAAATAACTCAAATAACTCAAATAATATTAAAAGTTTATCAGGCGAAACTTTAACTTCGCAAAACTTTACGCATAAAAATATGGTTCCTTTTTTTGGTTCAAAGGTTACACAAAATAGCATAGACAATAACCCTTATATATTAGATGCAATGAGTGGATCTGGAACGCAAAATATTAAAAAAATAGAAACAGCACCATTATTTAAACCAGAAACAAATATCCAATATGCACATGGAACACCAAATCAAACTGACTTTATACGATCAAGACAAGTTACTTCACAAAAATATGCGAATGTTCTTCCTTGGACACAAGAAAGAGTTGGTCCAGGTTTAGGACTAGGAAATACTACTCAAGGCGATGGTGGTTTTAATTCTGGAATGAGCGCACGAGAATCATGGTTACCACCAACAGTTGATGAATTAAGAACTAAAACAAATCCAAAAATTACATATAATTTAGATGGTTATGAAGGAGCTCCAAATTATCCAATTAAAAATATTGGTTCAATTGGTACTGTTGAAAAAAATAGACCAGATCAAGCTCATTCAATGGGTCCACAGCATTGGTTTACTACAACAGGAAACTCATTAGGACAAACATTACAACCACAACAAATGATGCCAGATACAAATAATTTATTGGCAGAATATTTTGGAAGCGGGACAAACTCTACAAATAAAGGCATTTATACAAAGTCACATTATGAAGAAACTCACAGAACAGAGCCGTCGCGTGCTTTAAATTTAAATCCACCTACTTCACTGGGACAAAATAATATATCAGACCAAGATTATGGAAAACAAAGTTTTACTATTTTAAATAATAATAGAAGTGAGAATATAAACCAAAATGCCAATAATACAGACTTTAGAAATGTGTCATCTTTTGTGAAAGGAATCTTTGCTCCAATATTAGATGTTTTAAAACCAACTAGAAAAGAAGATGTAATACATAATTCAAATCAATTAGGCAATATTCAATGTAGTGTTCCAAAACTTCCAATAACAAATCCAGGTGACCGACTTAAAACAACAACAAAACAAACTACAATTGATAAAATTGGTTTAAATTATTTAAATATATCACAAATAAATAATCCAGGTGGCGGTTATGAGAATACTAATATCACGGCAAAAACACAACAACGTAATTTTGGAAACTCATCAGTAACTGGTAATATAGGAAATACTAGCGCAACAAATGCGCCGATGGATTTATCGGCGTGGAATAACCAACATAATAATGTAAATAAAACACAACAAAGTTGGCCAATGGCTGGCGGAACACAAATATATAGCGGAAATATAAACATGAATATAAATCGTAGAGATAATGATCGTGTAAATAATAGATTAACCACAAATGATTTTATTAGAAGTGTACCAGTTGACAATTCATTGACAATTCCCTCAATAGAAAGCATTGGAAAGATTCATGCGCCTCAACAATATAAAGAAGAAAATTTAGAGAGAATAGACCCAAGCATATTACAAGCTTTTAAATCCAATCCATATGCGAAGTCATTGAATAGTTATTAAAATTGTTAAAAGATAAATTAATAATTTATTAAAGATAAAGTATTAATTATAAATAATAAATAATTTATGAAAGAAAATATAATTATACATGAAAATATTGAAGAAAAATTAGATTATTTTATTAAAAATCAAAAAATTCCAAATATATTATTTCATGGACCGAGTGGTTCAGGAAAGAGAACATTAGTTTTAAAATTTATAGATAAAATTTATGGAAATAAAGAAATGAAACAGAAATATGTTTTATTTATTAATTGTGCTCAAGGCAAAGGCATAAAGTTTATAAGAGAAGACCTAAAATTTTTTGCCAAAACCAATATCCATTCTCAAAATGGAATACTATTTAAAACAATTATTTTATCAAATGCTGATAAATTAACTATAGATGCTCAGTCTGCTTTGCGAAGATGTATTGAATTATTTAGCCATTCTACCCGATTTTTTATAATAGTAGAAGATAAATATAAATTATTAAATCCAATTTTATCTAGATTTTCAGAGATATATATTCCATTGCCTATTATAAGTAACAAACCAATTAATTTACATATTTATAACATAAATAATAATAAGTTTATTACTATTAAAAATGAAAGTTATAAAATAAAATCAATAATTAAACTAGCTTTAGAAAATATAGATAGTTCAGAGAAAATATATAAAATAACTGAATATTTGTATAATAAAGGAATTAGCGGTAATGATTTAATTAATTATATTACTAGCACATTTATAAACAATCAATATAAATATAAACTTTTAACAACAATTCAAAAATCTAAAATAGAAATACATAATGAATTTATAACAATTTTATTTATATTAAATTTAATTTTTTATCGTTCTGAAGATGATTTAGAAAATATATTAAATATATAAATGGATGATTATTCTTTGACTAGTTTAACTGAATCAAAAAATGAGTGGTGCGCAAGATTAGTATCTCTCTTGACACATCATATTATTATAGGTATTGAATCAATATTTAAAGAAGCTTTAACTATTTGTATTAATGAAAAAGAAGAAAATAAATATTTAATGACGTTTCAAAATTTATTATGTGCGATTCCACAATGGAATCCAAGTATAATAGAACAAGAAACTAAAAGAATTGAAACTAATAGTGGATGTAAATATTTAGAAGATTTAATAACATGCGTCCATATTATTCAATTAAAAGCACTTACCTGTATTCGTGTTGGACAAAAGTCAAAAAAAATAGATATTAATATTCCATCTGTAAATACATTTATTCATAATGTATATATTAATGTTGCTCGTAAATTATATACAAATGTTTATTTATATGAAAAAGATTTATATCCATTACAAATTCAAAAAAATAAACATGAAGTAGAATTTTTAGTAAAAGAAGCCATACTTTTAACAATTAGAGATAATATTCCTGTTGAAAAAATTCTACAATCTTATATGGAAGAAAGCGAAGAAGTTGAAGTTTTAAATATGCAAGCTGAGCAAGCTCAGAAGGCTCAATCTGCTCAGCCAAATAATTCTACACTCAATCCAGATAATATTACATCAAATGTACCAGTTGACTTATCAGCAAATCCATTATTAACAGATAATAAATTAGAAAATTACGCAAAAGATTTTAAAAATGAGTTATCAAATCTCAATACAAGCAATACAAGCAATACAAACAATAGTTCTTTAGAAAAATTAAAAATTAATTTTCAAGATAAAGATATAGTTATAAAAGAAGATGGTGTTCATTCAGAAGTTCTTGCCCCAAAAGATTTAAATACATTACAGCAACTTGCGAATGAGAGAAAAATAAAAGAACAAAATGAAAATTTATATAATAATGATTCTGATAAAATTTCTTTGGGGTCTTCAATTGATTTAAATTTAGATGTTATTGAATTATAATTCGTTAATAAAAAAAAAACTTAATAATACTTATAATATATTATGGATTATATATATAGTGCAGCGGTTGTATCAATTCTATTTATAATTTTTAAATTTTTAGAAACCAGATTAATATTAAAAGAAACAGTTAATTTAAAACAGTTAGTTATTGATGGAATATTAGTATATTTAAGTGTTATTGTAGGGCATTTTATAAATGAACAATTAGTTAAGCAAACAACTAGTTTAGGACAAGCTCCTGTATTTATTGATAATCCTAAATTTTAAAAAATTTAATTATTGAAGGTTTAGATATAATTTTAAAATATATTTAAAATTATAATATATAGTATGGATGACGATTTAAAATGGCATCAAAAATTATTTATTATAATTTTATATTTATCTTGGTTTTTAGTTATATTATTATCTATTTGGCGTAATAATAATTTATTAATAGTTTCTATAATAAAACAAAAATCTTTATACTTATCAGTTGTATTATCTAAAATAGAAATTATTATAAAGAAATATAATATAGAAAATGTATTATTCGTATTTCAACAATTTCTTAAAATTTATATTGGTGTATTATTAATCTATAAGTTTAATCCTTGGTCTGGTAGTTATAAATACTTTAAAAAATTTGATCAAAGAATTGCTTGGCATGCTGGTATATTTTTATTAATATCAACAATAATAACAAGTATATTGCATAAATATTTACTTGAATTAGAAAAAAAATTTTCTAGTATTATTACCATAAATAATATAAATTAATCTAAACTAATAGTATCAATATTCATTATTAGTGACCCAGATTTAATTTCTTTTTTAGGAACCATAAATTTATTGAATAATTTTTGTTGTAATACTTTATGCGGTAAATGGCCATGTACTTTTCTGGCAATCATTTTATATAATTTAAAGTCTGGATATCTTTCTTGATTATTATTTTTATAAAGCATATTTTTCCCTTCATCGTCTAAACACCAATCAAGAATTATTTTATGAATTGGGCTCATATTTTTGTTATCATCATATTTATCAATAATAAAATCATAAATAGAACAGCCTAATCTACATAAATCAAAGCTCATATTTGGTTCAATAAGTGGTTTATTAGTATTATAAAATGGAGGACTATTATATTGAGTTGCAGCATCACCATCTTTATGAAAACTATCACTATACATAACTTGTCCTTTATACTCATAAATTGCTCGTCCAAAATCTATAATTTTAAAAAGTTTTCCATAAGTTGGAATTTTATAATGTTTGTCATTATATTTATAATATAAATATTTCTTTTCCGTTTTAATATACATTATATTATTTGTATGTAAATCATTATGAGTAAATTTAAATAACTTTTGATATGTAATAAGTATCATTAATATTTGAAGTATTACACACGTTAATTCATTGTTATCTATTTTATCATTTACTAATAAATCATCTAATGTATTTTCGCAACATTCAATTGTTATTATATTTACAGGAAACTCTTTCACTGATACCATTATATCATTAATTTCATCAGAAGAGCCACTTGAGCCAGAATAAGAACTATTATTTTCACTATTGTCTTTATCTTCATCTTCATCGTTGCCTTCGTCTTCGCTTTCATCTTCGCTTTCGTCTTCGCTTTCGTCTTTATTAGTTTCATTATTTGAAGCATTAGAACTTGATTTAGATGAGCGAGATGATATATCAGAACAACTGTCTTCTGTTGTTTTCGCTGTTTCTCTTAGTTTTGTAACTACTTCAGTTTCAGTTCCTTCTATATTATAAATTAAAGTATCATCGGCGCTTATATCTGAAGTTATATCTACAATTGGTATATTTGATTCTATTATTTCTATATCTAATAATGATATATCACAATCACTAGAAATTTTTATTGGTTTTTTATATCGTCTTGATTTATCATTCAATAATAATGATTCTTGTTCGCTGTTAACAAATTTATATAAGTGTTTATTTTGATAAAAAAAATTACTGGAAAATAACATATCTAAATCATCGCTTACATCAATAATATATTCATTCTTTATTCCTAAAAAAGAACCATAAAAATTAATTCCATGTAAAAAATTTTTATAATTTAATAATTGGCTTGATAAATATATAAAAAAACTGTCTATATATGCTGAATTATTAGGGCAATCAAGTTTTTCAAATTGGGATTTAGAATCTAGTTTTGGTAATTCAAAAATACAAGAATCATATTTTCCAGCAAGAAACTTAAATGGGTCTAATAAAGGCGCATATTTTATAAAAATAGTTGTCTCTATAATATTATTTGATTCATTGTTTGATTCATTGTTTGATTCATTGTTTTTAATTGTTCCTTTATATTTATTTTCATTTATTTTCTCAATTATACTGTTTAAACTATATTTATGATTTAAATTTATACTATTGTAATTTGAATCTGATAATTTAAAAAAATTATTATATAATGGAATATAATTCTGCGATTGTTGAGCATTTACTAAATTAGAATCCTCAAAATCTTTAAATAAATCTAAGTTTGGCGATTTTCTATATGTAAAATTCATTTAGGTTATTAAAATACTTTTTTTTTATTTTTTAAACTTAATAAAAATTAATAAAATTAGCGTAAATAATATTATTTTTATTTCTAAAATATTTATAAATGACTTTACAATTAAAAAAATTTGATATGAAAAGTATTAGTTTTAGACCAGAAGAAACTAAAGGTCCTGTTATTGTTCTTATTGGACGTCGTGATACCGGTAAATCTTTTTTAGTTAGAGATTTATTATATTATCATCAAGATATTCCAATAGGTACAGTAATATCAGGAACAGAAGCGGGAAACGGGTTTTATGCTACCCATATTCCAAAATTATTTATTCATGATGAATATAATATTCTTATTATTGAGAATATATTAAAAAGACAAAAAACGGTTCTGAAACAAATTAAAAAAGATATGGAAGTATATAAAAAAAGCTCAATAGACCCAAGAGCATTTGTAATATTAGATGATTGTTTGTTTGATGATAGATGGACCAGAGATAAAATGATGCGTTTGCTATTTATGAATGGTCGTCATTGGAAAATTATGTTAATAATTACTATGCAATATCCATTAGGTATTCCTCCAACATTAAGAACTAATATAGATTATGTATTTATATTGAGAGAACCATATATAGCAAATAGAAGACGAATTTATGAAAATTATGCTGGTATGTTTCCTACATTTGAATCATTTTGTCAAGTAATGGACCAATGTACCGAAAACTTTGAATGTTTAGTTATTAATAATAATGTTAAATCAAATAAATTACAAGACCAAATTTTTTGGTATAAAGCAGAATCACATAAAGATTTTAAACTTGGTTCCCGTGAATTTTGGGAAATATCCAAAAACATTGTTTCTGATGATGAAGATGATGTGTATGATCCAAGTAAAGGAGTAAGAAGAACCGGACAAAAAATTAATGTTAAAAAAAATAAATGGTAATGTTATTATATATTAGAATTAATAAAAGTCTGCAATTTATTATAAAATTATAAAATATTATAAAACCAATCACTAAAATAAAATTTATCAGAAGGTTCTGAGCCATTTTTAATTAAATTATTTAAATTATCTATTCTATCATAATCATTAGACCCCCCATCAACTCTGTAAAATAATAGATGATCAGTTAAATCACAGCTTAATACATCAATGTATCCCATACCAGCATATTTATATCCAATATCAAATACATTACTTTGTCCTTGGGTACATAATTTATTGTACCGTTCTAATGCTTCATCAAGACTCATAATAGTCCATACATCAAAGTATATTTCTTTTTTTGAGTCTCCTAATATTTCATATATATTTTTAATATTTCTATTTAATCCTTCTGGTATTAGAGCATTTGTAAATAAATTATTGAATTGTTTAAATGGTTGTTGATTAGTATCACTATAAAAGAATGGCTTTTCCGAAGATATATAGTTATTTGTAGAAATATTACATTTTTCTAATACCTCCAGAATTTTTTTCATTTGTTCTGTTTTTGTTGCAATACTAGAATTCATAATACTATAATTCATATTACTACCTATATTTCAATTTATTTTTAAAATTTAAATTATATAATATAATATATTATATAATATATAATATACAATATGTATTTAGAGATACTTAAATTAACTGTTATTTTTACATTTTTAGATTCTATTTATTTATATTTAATGAAAAATAATTTTTTTACAATGATAAGAAATATACAACATAGTAATTTAGAATTTGCTTTAATACCTGCCTTATTTTGTTATGTATTTTTAATATTTCTATTATATTATTTTATTATTTTAAAGAAACGACCTCTTTATGAAGCCTTTTTCTTAGGATTTGCAATTTATGGTGTGTATGAAACCACCAATTTAGCAATCTTTAAAAAATGGAGCCCAATTATTAGTTTAATTGATACTATTTGGGGAGGTATTTTATTTTATTCTTCTTATTTATTATTTAAACTTATTAAATAAATTATTAAGATACTTATTTAGATACACGATTATAAAAGCACAAATTATTAAATTTATACCCATATGATTCATATTTTCAATTTCATTAGTATCATATTTTGTGCCAAAAACTATATCAAATATGTCAATTCCATAATTTTTATGACAATCTATATGATGCTGTATATGAGTTTTTGGTTTTGTATAAAAATAATTTATATTATGGACGCTCGCATAAAAAAAACCCCATAAAAAGCAAACTCTAACATCCAATAGTTTAAAAAACTGAAATAATAAGTAGGGTAATACTCCTTGTACAATAAAATTATTTATAAACTCATACACTACATTATGTGGTTGTTTATTTATAGTTGTGTCATGATGAATATTTCTATGAAAATCCAAAAAAGAGGTTATTTTTATTATGATTTTTTTAAAAAAGTTATCTTCTGTAAAAATAATATATTTATTTAATAAATCTGTAAAACTTATAGAGTGAGAGATAATATGATTAATATAACCAACTAATGCTATAGAAAATAAAGTATATAATGTTACTACAAAGCTGATTGAACCTTTTTGATTTTTATATAATATAAAAACACTCACTAAGACCGCAATATAAAAAAGTTTATTTATTTGAAAACTTTGTTTAATTTGTATGTATTTATTTTTTTCTAATAAATTTGTAAAACTTACAGAGTGATAGATTATATAACTAATATAACCTAAAAGTGCTAGATAACGTAAATTATATAATGTTAATATATAGCTAGAGCCAGTTTTATTTTTATATACTATAAAAATACTAAGAAATATAGCAATATAAAAAAACTTATTGTTTTTTGGATTGTTTTCTTTAACTTGTATTTCTGGATTGTTTTCTTTAATTTGTATTTCTGGATTGTTTTCTTTAATTTGTATTTCTGGATTGTTTTCTTTAATTTGTATTTCTGGATTATTTTCTTTAATTTGTATTTCTGGATTGTTTTCTTTAACTTGTATTTCTGGATTGTTTTTTTTAATTTTTTTTAATTTAACCATTATATAAAACTTATAATTTAGTTTATAATTTAGTTTAATATTTATTTTTAATAAATATTAATTAATTAATAATGGAAAATAAAAATGATAAAGTAGAAAAAAAACATATAGTAAAAAAAATACCTATAGAAATACCTACAGAAATACCTATAGAAATACCTACAGAAATACCTACAGAAATACCTACAGAAATACCTACAGAGATACCTACAGAGATACCTACAGAAATACCTACAGAGATACCTACAGAGATACCTAAATATGTAGCTAAAGATAGAAGTAAAGATAAAAAACATATAGTTGCTAATAATTTTAAATTATTGTGCGATAACTGGAAAATAAGTAATTATACATTAGGAATGTATATTAGAGGATGGCATATTATGACTCCAATATACACCATTATTTTGATGTTTTATGTTTCTAAATTCTCATATCATATATTAATATTTAATTTATTATTTGTATTTTCTGCCTTTATGTATTTCAAAGGATGTGTTCTAACTGTAATAGAAAGCAAACTTTGCGGAGATACTTTTACTTTTATTGATCCAATATTAGAATATAATAATATTGAATTAAACTCAAAAAATCGTTTTAATGTTAGTTTTATTGTTGCGAATTTATATTTTGCTCTTACTTTTATAATTTATTTTTTAAGATTTCATAGAGTTAATGCTTAATATCCCATAGATAATCTTACAAGTAAAATATAAACAAATGTATGTAATACATAACCAAATAATGTGGGACAGTTTCTACGATTTAACACATTTCCAAAAATACTATTTGTTAATTTAAATATATAATTATTAAATATTAATAACACAATTAAACCGCCCATAATTGAAAATCTCCATTTATCATAATTGTTTGGTGGTGATTTATGATTATTGCCGCCATTGCCTCCATTAGTATTTCCGCAAGTCATTTATATATATATATCTCTAGAAAATAATAAAATTATAAATATAAAATTATAAATATATTTAATTATTCCTAAACTATAGTTTGTAAATTAACGCAGTGTTTTAGACTTTCTGCGACGTTTAGACTTTCTGCGACGTTTAGACTTTTTTTTTGTTTTTCCAGCTGCCACAGGCCACCATGGAATGGGTATATATGGTTTTCCTTGTTCTTCGTCATATCTTTTTTTAAGCTCTATATTTAATTTTTGTTTAGGTATTTGGTCAAGTGAATTTAATCGTTCATAAATTTTTTTAAATACAATAGTTAAGTTAATATTATCCGGATCATTTACATCTAGTTCTTTTATTTGCTGTGTTTTTATTCTATTTTTTATTTTATATATATCTTGACTTGCAAAATTATTAACATCATCATTAGAGAGAACTAATATTATTATTTTCTTTGTTATAGGAATTTCCATATAACCGTCAATTACTTGAACTAGATTGTGATAATGAGGCGGCCACGTTATTCCTGCCATTTCCGCATAACTCTTTGTCTCTTCCATTGATGTATTGAGATTTTCAGGAATTGTTGTTACTATCCTCGCGGCTTTCTCTCTTTCTTTCCGACTTGCTGCCTCTTTCATTGCCCACACAATTGCTTCACGACGAATTTCTTCTTTTGTTGCGCCATCAGAAGGAGTAAATGGCATATATATATTTAGAAAAATAATATAAATATTTTATTATTGCTTAAATATATACTATGAGTAATAAAAATGATAAAAATTTATATTATAAAAATAATATGTTTGCAAAATGGATGAGAAAAATTAAATATAATCCTAGTGATCCTGAAAAACAACGCATTAAATCGCTTATTGCTTTTATTAATAAAGAAACAAGTAAAGAAACAAAAAAAAGAAATGAGAGACATCAAACAAAACCAAGTATAGAATCAATGAAATATGGGCAAGCACATAACGCGTATGTAATGTTAGGGATTTTGCATAAGATGCCAAGACGATTTAATATAGATAAAGAACAATGCAATAATTTAAAAAACGATATTGAATATCTTATAAAAAAATATAATTTTACTGAAAGGCATAAGGGTAATTATGATAAGACTGTTTGTGACCGAAAATTTAAAACAAAGAAACGGTAAATGTTATTCTTAACATTTATAAAAATATATATTATTTTCTATGCATATAATATATATATAAATATGGATACAAAAATAAATATGAGTACTAGTGATATTCGCAATTTAATGTTTAGTAGAATTAACTATAATATAAATGATCCTCAGAAAAAACGAATTGCCTCAATTGTTAAGTTTATAAATAAACAGGTTAAAAAATATAAAGAAAGTCTTAAAGTTATAGAAAAAAATAAAGTTTTACATTATTTACATAAACTTTTACCAGAGTCAGAAGAAAAAAAACTATCACTTGAACAAGTTAAATATGGATATGCTTTATCTTCCTATTTTATGTTAGTCTCACTACAATCCGCGCCAAAAAAAAATAATTTAACAAAAGAACAATGTGATGCGGTTGCAAGTGATATTAATTATCTCATAAAAAAATATAACATTAATCAAAAAAAAGATAGACTGGGATATAATAAGGATGGTTGCACTAAAAAATATAAAACTAAAAAAAATTGCACTAAAAAAATATGTGGAGGGTGATCAGGGACTGTAACTAGTTAAATTAAAAAATATAGGTTTTTTGTTTTTTAGTTTTAGTCGTTATGAATATTTAAAGTTAAATATTTCTTTAAATAGGAGAAAAAGACTAATTATATATACTATCTATTCTATATATATATATATAGATAGATAGATATATAATGAAAACTAAAAAAACTAAACGCGCAGTTGCCATATTATATCCAGATAAACATTTTTCTAAGAATAATAATGTTAAAGGTGTAGTTAGTTTCACACAAAAGAATAATAAGTTATATATTAAATACAATATTGAAAACCTACCAAAAGGCTATCATGGATTTCATATTCACGAGTATGGCGATTTATCAGAAGGCTGTAAAACAGCAGGACCGCATTTTACAACTTATAAAAAAAATATTCATGGAGGACCAACTTATAAGCAAAAACACAATGGCGATTTAGGCAATATTTTTAATAAAAAAAAGAATGCTCGCGGCACCAAAAAAATATCAACAAATATTCTAACTCTAAATAAAAAGAGCAAAAAATCTATAATTGGAAGAAGTATTATTATTCACAAAGATAAAGACGATTTAGGTAGAGCCAACAATCCAGAATCTCTCATTACAGGCAATGCTGGAGCGCGTTTGGCGTGCGGAGTAATTGGAGTTGCAAAATCATAATTCACATAATTCATCAAATTTTATATATTATAATAAATATCTATATATTATAATATATGGAGCCAGTGGATCCTCAATTATATAATAAAACAAAGAAAAAAATATATGCATTATATCCTAAACATAGTGCATATAGAAGTGGTATTTTAGTAAAAGAATATAAAAAACAGTTTTCAATAAAATATGGATCTACAAAGTCCCCATATTATGGTAAAAAAACTTATAAAAAAGGATTGGCTCGTTGGTTTAAAGAAAAATGGGTCAATCAACGAGGCGAAACTGGTTATAAATATAAAAATGATATTTATAGACCAAGCTTACGAGTTACAAAAAAAACTCCAAAAACGCACGCAGAGCTTAGTAAAAAACAACTAATAAAAGCCCGAAGAAAAAAATATAAATTAGGACGAGTTGATAGATTTTAACTAGGTGAGTTTATTCTTTAGCTTGCGACGTAATGCTCTCTTGGAGATATTTTATATATTTCACCTGTTCAGCCGCAGTATCAAGAGTCTTTTGGAGGCTCTTATGGTTAAGCATGAACCACTCCATACGGTTTTCTAATACTACTCGCTTAGTTGAGTTTGCCAAATCATACTCCCATGGATTGTCGCTTGGCACCGCCTTTGCTTTTGCCAAGGCGATTGCTTCAGTTAGAGCATGTTTGCACAATTCCGCATATTTTGCGGTTCCAGTAAGAAGTTCTTCTAGTTTTTCTAGATTTCCAGGCGCAGGAAGAAGCAATAATATTTCTTCAATACTGCGTTTCTCTTCGCGAATGCGTTGTTCTTCGCGGAGTTGATTTGAGCCTGCGCGCGTCTTAGCATATGCCAGTTGTTTTTTTGCGTTTATACGGGACTTTACGCATTTCCATACGAGTTTTTTCACTACATTGACACCATTCTCATTGTCATCAAAGACACAATTTAATAGAATATAGTTTCCCTTATTTAGATGTTCACGCATAGACATTGCTGCTGGACTAGATTTACAATCTAGATGTATGAAGAGCGTATGCATCATTGTGCCATGTCTCATTTTTGGACAAAAATCTATAAATTCAACGCAGCCTTCTCCATAATAATATTCAAATAGTTGCTTCACAAAATTGTAGTCCATGCAAGAATAGAGACGGACGCTTGGAATGCAGATACAGATAGAGGTCATGAGTGTGAGTGTAGAAATAGATAAATAAAATAAAAAATTTCAATTTTAAAATTTATTGATTTATTTAGGATTTATTTAGGATTTATTTAGGATTTATTTAAGATTTAGCAATACGACGAATAATTGCGCGCATTTCATGCCGGCAAGAGCAACCGCAAAAATTTCTATCATCTTGGCGACGACGATTGTTCGCACGGCGCCAATCAATATACTCATTTGTGGTAAGAGTTCTCAGCGCCTCTTCTTCTGACACAGACATAACTCTATTGTCTACGTCTTCGTCATAAGCATATACGGACGGACGATTTTCTTGATGTCTCGTGCAACAATTACACCCGACTAACCAGGCAAACACTTTTTTATCGCTGCCATCATCAATATATATCTCTCCTCGGCATGTCGGACACGAAATTACACCATACGTCCAACCTCCTGTATGTGCGTAACACCATTTATTCAAACATGATCTATGGAATATGTGGCCGCATGAGGTCTCTACTCTTCTCTTTACAAATTTTGAAACACACTCATCATATTCTTCTAAACAAATAGCACATGTCACTTTATCATCCACTGTTAAAGAAGTGTGCATTGATAATAGTTTTGGGATCTTTGCCAAAGGTTTTAGTTCCACTTTTTTTATTGTACTTGTTGTGGCCATTCTGTTTTAGATTGTAATTTTTTAAACTAAAATGCAATTTAAAATCAATTTTTAAAATAACTATAAAAATTTATTTTTTCTCATTTAATATATATAATATATATAATAAATGTCTTTTGATAAATATTATAAAAAAAAAAATAAGCTGTCTAAACGAAGAGTTACCCGAAAAATCCAGAATGGACCATTTATACAAACAAAAGAAATGATGTTATCAAGCTATTTAATTAATAATAATAAACCTATTATTAGAGGATATTCTATTCAAAAAAAATTTATTCCAAATAAAAAACTAATTTCAATTCACACTAATATTATTATGAACAATAATAGACCAAAAACAAAAAAAACAAAAAAAACAGAAAAAACAGAAAAAATTGAAAAAATAAATATTGCTAAGTAAATTATACTTCATACGCTAATATATGCTTCGTAAAATTAATAATAAAAATTATGATTGTAATTACAATTATAATAATAATAATTGTAATTATTATTACGATTCTAATTATGATTATGATATTAATTGCAAAAATTCTAAAATAGTTCTTGAAAGATTCTATCAAGATGAAATAATTAAATTACAAAATGAGGTGAAAAATCTAAAAACAACTATGCAAAATCAAATCAATCAAACACAAATCCAACTCACCCAACTAATTAATAGTATTCAAAAGCGCGAAGAAGAGTTGTCCTGTTGTGTTTGTATGATTGAAAAAAAAACGCATGCCAATATGAATTGTTGTCATATGTGTGTATGTGAAAATTGTAGTTATTCATTAAGTAACAAATGTCCTTTATGTAGAACAATTGGAGTATTTAAAAAAATTATTGTATAATTATTATTAATATATATAATAATAATAATTAATGAACACATCTAGTTTTAATTTAACAAGTAATAATATTTTTTCAAAATTTTTTCATTATTATAGTCGCGGACAATTATCTTGGGTATTAGTTCCAATTTCATTTTTCATTATATATCATAAAAAATATATTAAATATTTTAGTTATGCTTTTATAACAATTGCAATTATAGGAACAATTGATACATATTTAATATATAAATATGAGTTTAATAATAGTAATACTATAATACATATTATATTAGGAATAATAATTTTATTACATTTAATTTTATTATATCCGTTGACAAATATTAAAAAATATATGGAACCAAATATAATTCAATATATAGGTTGTATATTTGGCATAATAACTTCATATTATTTGCCTTATTGGCCTTATTTAATATCTAGAACCAATGTTATAATAACTATAATTATAATTTATACTATATTATTTTTATTGTATTTTTTTGATTTCAGCTTTTTTGATTCCAGCTAGTATTAAGTTATATAGCTCTTTTGTTTGGTCAGGATACGATTGAAGAGCATATTCCAAATTAATTTGTTCCACAAGTTCTTTAATTCCAGTTAAATCAATATATATATTGATTGGTAAGTTTGTTTTATCTATATGAAATTGGATTATTGCATTTATATATCTTTTGGCTAATTTTGTAAATCTGGTATTTGATGATTTTGGCAAGTCATCTAGAATAGTATTTGGAAAAATAAAGTGGTAATTTATATTATTTATAACTAAATAATAATGTTTAGTGTTGTGTTTTGAATATCTAGGCTCTAATGTTGCCGGCCTATAATCAGTTAATTCCTTTACAAAAATATGATCAACGGTCCGTGGGACATAAGAGATAACCTCTTCGAAAACACTCATACAAGCTGCAATAAAAATTTTAATTTTTGTATTTGATGTTTTTTCACTTGGCGGTAGTTTGGCAAAATGTTCTTGAATTAACGTAATAGCCTCACTTAAATAAATACGGCCACATTTGGATTTATCTAGTGTTAGTTTATCTTTATAAAACTGACTATAATTTTTTTCACAATCATATCTATGGTTGTTTGGCATTTGTTTAATGAGGATTTTATCCTTTGCGAAGTTGCCAGTAATCTTGTACCCGCCAAGCTCAATAGAAGCACAACTACATTTTTGCATCGGGTTCGCATCTATACTATAAATTATGCGCTCATTATCTTGTGGTCTTCGACAATACTCTATACCCGCGTTAAAATTTATTCGATGATCAGTTGAAAAATTTACATTCGGAAACACATTAAACTCTGTATATTTATAAAGCGGGTTCATATTAGTTACTTCTGCTAATTCATTTGTATTTGTATTATTCTTTTTTCTTGTAAAACCACATAAGTGTTCAAACTGATTTTTGTGGCAGCTCAATTTCTCACCAAGTTCTACAAAAATATATATTTCTACATTTTTAGGGATTATAATTGATAAATAACCTTTATTAGCAATATTACTAATTCCTCCATGTGCATTAATAGTATATTTATGATCATTTGGTGTATAATCGTAATAAGGATCTATTGGAATATCGTCTTGTGGCACAGGCACTAGGACTTCTTTTAAAGGTATTTCTTCTATATTATCTTTATAGATTGAGGCCCAAGATATCCAATGTACGAGCACTACATCAATGTCATACTTTTTATATTTATTGAGCGCATTTTGGATTGCATCTTTAATCCAGATAGGCTCGTTCTTAAAGACACCACCTCCTAGTGTTGTCAGATAGCACTTGATGCGTTTTTCTTGGTTTAAGGAAAGTATAGCTGCAACTGCGAGCGTGGCCTCATACGCAGCGCGCAGAACGAGACGCGCAAAGGGCTCCCAGTCGGGGGTATATGTATAACTCACGTAGGCGCAGGGCAGCGCGGACGCGTACACTTGGCATACGCGATTTGCATGATGCGGCGGCTTAACCCCAGTACTCCAGTGCACACCTACACGCAGCGCAGCTTCGCATTTTTTTATTACATTATCAAGATCATTATCAAGACGCATTTTAAGTGCAACTAAGTATTCTCTCCTCTCAGGCATTGCATAACCATTTTCCATTTTCCAGTATTTATTCTTATTATTATCAAGAACCTTGCCCATATCTTCCAGATTGTCAATCTGTTTTTCGTTCTGCCCTGTAAATTCATTCCCACTAGAGTCTTTGTGCTTCACTAGGTAGTTGCGATACACAGTTCCGGCAGGGCACGCGAGCGCACACGCAGGGCCCTGCGTATTGTCGTTCATGTAGATGGTAACGCCAGCACTTGGCGGCACGTTTGGTAAGTTCATCTCAAGGCAGTTGAACTGACTAGCCGCCTGGAAGACTGCTCCGTTATTGCTCTCCTCATAGTGTAAGTCTTTAATGCTAATGGACGGCCCTATGAGAAGATGCGTGAAAGTAAGTTTGCCATTAGGCTTAGTTTTTAAAGTATTTAGTCGTGTTCGCAGTTCTTCTAGAGATGGGCACTCAAATTTTCCAACATACTGTCTTGGATATATATCAGAGCTCTTGCAGTAAAGCCAATCATCCTTCATTTCAAATTTTTCTACGTTTTCCTCCCAAATATCACTCTCGTCAAAGCCAAACATACTATTAAACCAATTTGGTGGTTTTGGTGGTTTTGGTGGTTTTGGTGGTTTTGGTGGTGTTGGTTGTGGTGGTAGTTGTGGTGTTGGTGTTGGTGGTTTTGGTTGTGGTGTTGGTTGTTGTGGTGTTGATTGTGGTTGATTCCATTTGTTTGGTGGTTGATTTACCCTAGGTGGTAGGATGCCGGCATCGCCCGGTGTTGTAATGATACCAAATACACCAGGTCCATAAGTACCCATTACCGCAGCCTGGCCGCTGCCGAGTATGTTAATGTCATCTGTTTTTTGTTCCCAATTACTTGCATTTGCGCCCCAAACTAAAATATTTGTTTCACTTGCATCTTTTCTATCCCATGTATCATATACTACACGACCTGGATATTCTTTTATCAACTTATCAAATTGCTCAGTTAAAAAGTCAATAATAAATAATTTCCAAGCAAGCCGATTAACATACCACTTTTGACTTGGACCCGTATAATTGGATTTATTTGATTCATTTATACCATATTTCATCCACTGGTTTATAGCAATATTTTTACCAAGAAAATGTTTTTCATTATAAGGATTATTACTATTACCCGGCACTACAATGCATGTGTTTTCGTTATTCTCTAGTTTGTTTCTAAGTAGGTTGTTAATTAGATAGTCAGCATGTTTTATAAATGGCGCGGCTGTGCTATTTGCTTCAGCTAATATACCAGGATCTTGTGCACCCGCATCGGCAAATGCAATGGTGGCCTTGATTTGTGCTTTCTCTTTCTGACCTAAATTCACTTTTCTTTCAGCAACTATTGGCTTTACTCCAGCTGCTGCCGGGGCCGCCGCTTCCTGGTCTGCAGGTGTCATCTGTGTAAGCTCCTTTTCAAGTTCGGTCAATCGTTGTTTAAGGGATTCTAGCGAGGCCATCTCTTTCTGGTTTTCAGGTGACACCTGCTTTACAAGTATGGCCAATTGTTTTTTAAGGGATTCTACCTGTTGCTCAATCTCCTGTTTGCTGGTTTTATGTTTTTTATCAAATTCATCTTTCTCATCATCAAGTTTTTTTTTCTTAGCATCAAGTTCATCTTTCTCAGCATCAAGTTTTTTTTTGATATTTGCTGCAGCTTTCTCTGCGGCGGCTTTGGCATCTGCTGCAGCTTTCTCTGCGGCGGCTTTGGCATCTGCTGCAGCTT